GCATAAGCGTTACTGCTTATCAGTACTACTGCTAGGATCCTGGCGAGCTTCATTCTTCTCTTTCTCTCTTAAAGACAGAATAACGTTCACCTTTTGATTGAGCCTAATAAGATCGTTGTCTAACATACGAATACGATCTATCAGTTCAATCAATACCTTATTTGAATCACCTAAAACTGGTTTAATTTCTTCTGTTACCCACTTCCATACATAAAAGATTAGATAACCTAATCCTCCAGCAGCAATAATGGGAAACCCATATTTGTTAATTAAAAATGCTATATCACCCATGTTAATCCCTTCGGGCGTCAGATTGTTCTGCTCTTGCTATTCTATCCAAATCAGGTGGGATACCTAAGGCATGACTTACTTTGGTATCTATACGAATGACGTCATGATTCATAGCTGCGACTCTTTTGTCAAGGGCTATGATAATACCACTCATGCCTTTAACTCCAGATGTTACACCAGCTAAGATAAATTTGAGGGTTAAGAAAACGAAATATCCTCCAGCAAGAGCTGAGGCTATGGGAAATCCTACCTCTCCGACTAACTTAAGAAAATCCATATAGCTATTTATATAGATTATGTCTTAGTTTGGAGTTCGTCTATCTCTTGTTCTATAGTCTTATCAGGGTGTTCTGGGATATGATCTGCAGGCATCTTGGTTGGGTGCCAAGCTTCCTCAGTTGCTGGACTGATATACTCGTCAGGGTTAATACTATCCTCATAGTGCAAACCATGGTTGCCGTTCTGAGCTACAGTATCTATACGACTCTCATCCCAGTCTGCTTCTTCTGGGAGGGGTGTAGGATCTGGTTCAAGCCACTTACGTTTACGAGGCTTTTTCTTTTTAGGAGGATCAATAGGGTAATTGAGCCAAGGTTCTAGGTCCTCAGGTTCTACTTTAGGTTGACTTTTTTTTAGCGACCAGTTGACTGCTACTAACATTAGCACGGCAAGTGGATCGAACACTAACACGATCATGATGATGACCCAACGGACAGCCTTTTCAAGCATGGTTTGGTCTAGAGTATCACCATAGATGAGTGCTGCGATGTACTTGATAGGACCAACCTCAGCCTCGATCTTACGGGCTTGAGATGCCACGGGCGCACGTTCACCTTGTAGCTTAACTATAGCTGCCTGAGCTGATGAGATATCGTTCTGTAGTCTCTTACGTTCTGCACCCTGTGATCGTCTAATCTGTACAGCTTTGTCTGCTCCTTGTTCGTCTGTAGATCTACTTAACTTCTGATCCACCTGAGCATCCATCTGAGCTAATGCTTTACGAGCTGCCTCGATGTTATCACGCTGTGTCTTGATCTTTTCATCAAAGATCTGTACTTGTGCTGATACGTCTCCAGCTGGGACAGCTTGGTCAAGGTGAGCTTTTGATAAGAAACCAAAAATACCCATAGATGTAATCATCATGAGGATAATTACTGCTGTAGTAAAGTAGATCCTAAATGTATTAGGAACATCTTGCCAGTTTCTGTATAACCATGAGGCTACGACTAACTTAGATACTTCAAGTATCCCACCCATGATGATGATTGGAACTACGGCTGCAGCAAATATAGCTGTTAAGCCTGCAATAGAGTAGAACGCAGCGATACAACTCAGCGATATTGCTGATACAAACATTATGCTCGTCATTACTTTATCGTTCATTTTTTCTTTGTTCTAGCTCTTGTCTCTACAATAAGAGCATCTTGTATACGGATCTTATCGTCCTGTGCCTTAATTTGTTTCTTTAAATCTTCTATACGTTCGATCAATATTAGATCTTCTGAGTTTAGGTTATTCCATCTACTCGTTGCTTCATCTATACGTTTATTTTGATAGACGATCTGCTCATGATAATCCACCATCTGGATATAACACATGAATGATGTATATAAACATGCAGCGCATAATAACGTTAACATGAATCCAATTACTCTCAACTTAATTCTCATACTTTATATGACTCCTATGTACACGACAGTTCACGATCCCATTATACCACTTATCTGGGTTTTCTAATACTTCATTTTGCATTTGTAATTTTGCTTCAAAATAACTTGCGGTACCTTTGGATAAGCAAAACATTAGGATTTCCCGTTTGAACTTATCTTCTCCTAATGCCTTGACATCATCTATTACTTCTTTTGATGAGGACCAATATGTCCTCCAATCTGATTCTATCTTGCTGCGGATTTTCTTTTTCTTTTTGTTACCGTTTTTAAGCGTAACTGTTCTTGTAGCAGTCTTAGAAAATTTAGTGAGTTTCTTACCAATATACTTTTTATTGGTAATGCAGTTAGTAATGATATATACAAACCCAACATATTTATCGTCAATAGTCTCAACGGGCACATTGTTGTACATCCATGTCATTCATCATCCTCGTCTTCTTCAAATATATCTGCACCGCATACTGGACAATACACAATATCTTCAATCGTAACATCGTTAGTCTTAACGGTCACCTTGCCTGTTGACTCACAGTTCTCGCAATGAAAATATTTTGTTGCCATTATTGGGCTCCTCCCCATACATCTTCCCATGAACCTTTAAGTGCACCCTTCGCATAGTCGGTTACACGGTTCTCAAAGAAGTTACCATGAACTGGAGCATTGATCATCTCCTCAACCCATGGTAGCGGGTTCTTTTTAACTTTAAAAATACCTTTTAATCCGAGTGAGATCAAACGCCTATCAGCGATGTAACGGATGTATTGTTTAACATCTACTGGCTCTAACTCTCTCATGTGTGTACCTGAGAATGATAAATCAATAAACTTATCTTCGAGTTGAACCATCTTCTCAGCTATAGTATATATGCGACCCTTCAAGTCATCATTCCATATCTCGTTGTTCTCTTTGATAAATGTTTTAAATAGCTTAATCATGTTCTCAGCGTGCATAGTTTCATCAACGATTGACCATGTAACGATCTGACCCATACCTTTCATCAAACCATGACGAGGAAAATTAAGCAGCATGATAAAAGAACTAAAAAGCTGCATACCCTCCGTGAAAGCAGAGAATACTGCGATGTGCGTTGCAGTTGAAGATAAGTCACCGTTTTTCGAACTGAGTTCCGTAACATAGTCGTGTTTGTCCTTCATTTCTTGGTATTCAAGGAATTCATTATATGTAGATTCTGGCATACCTAACGTCTCAATCAAGTGAGAGTATGCTGCGATATGTAATGCTTCGCGAGCCGCAAAGCCCATAAGCATCATTCGAACTTCTGGTTGAGGGAAGTATGGTAGGTAGTTCTTAACATAACCGCCGGCAACGTCGATGTCACCTTGCGTAAAGAACCTAAATATATTAGTAAGGAACTGCTTCTCTTCCTTTGTTAACTTCTTCTTCCAGTCCTTAACATCTTCTGCCATAGGAACTTCTGTATGTAACCAATGTGCCTGTTCATGTTTCAACCATGCGTCATATGCCCATGGATAATTGAATGGCTTAAAGTATTCTCTCGTATCGGTTAATTTGTCTGCCATTAGATGTTCAACTCTTTCTTTAGTTCGTTAAATAAATTCATACAATGATCAAATCCTGCTATTGCTTCGTCTAATAGATCTATACTTAACTTAGAGTCTATGTATGCAATGCATGCAGGTCTATCTTCAAATGCATAAGCATGACTGGGTCCTGGTACTAACTTACCTATCATCTTACCACCGTATAAATCACCCATATGTCTTACATATACATGAGCCATGATCTGGTCTGGTCGACTATCAGCTAAAGATAATAGATGAAACATGTAATTCTTTGTACTTATATAAGGTGCCACGATAGTTCCACCTAACTCTGCAATATCAAGTGATATCTTATGAGTACGTCTAAGGTCTTCCATACCTTCAAACAGCCCATGAACTGTAGCGCATGCTTCTAGTGTAGAGTATATATGCCACATCTGTTGAAGGTATGTAAGATAGTGTTCCTTAGTTATCTTACCAGTGAACATATACTGGACAAAATCAGATCCTTCGACCTCTTTGTGTTTTGCTCGAGTATGTTCTGTAAGTATCGTTGCCATTACTTAGCGATTGGTAAGTTAAACTTAATACCAGTTGCTTGCTCGATTGCTGGTACAGTTGTTTGATACTTAGGCAAGTCTTTAACGGGTAATGCAGCGTTTGGCATTAACCATGCAGTAACTTTCTTACTATTCTTTTCATAAACGATCTTATATAAACGAGTAGGGATACCTAAACCACTACCGATCTTTTGATAACCTTGATCCCAAATACCACCAGAGATAACATAGAAGTCTGTGTTTGGTGTTGCAACCCATTGACGTTCATATGTTTCTGCTTGTTTCCAAATACCACGATTGTTGTTAGCTACTTGTGGAACCATGTTTGATAAGTTAAAACTCTCACTCATGATCGCATCGCTCTGTGTGTTGTTACCTGCTGGTGCCATATGACCGCGGTCATGTGTTTTACCAACGATAGCATAGTCAGCTAGGGATGCTGAACAGTTAGGTGTTACTAATGCATCAGGGTGAAAATTATCTTTACGTTTTGCTGGTCCACTGATTGCTGCTTTTGTTAAATGCTCAAACACTGCTTCTGGAGCTTTAACATCACAACGATGGATTACTGCATAGTTTAAATGACATAACTCTTGGTCACCTGCTTTTGCTGTATATGTTGGTAATGCTGCTTCAAACTGACTGCAGTCTTTTAAACCTGCAAATGCTGCTGTTGTTGCTGATGCAAAAAATAATGCTGCTATAATCTTTTTCATTTATTGTCCTCGGTTTCTAAATATATATTACACTCACTTACTGTTATGTCTTTGATCTTCACTTTCTTACCATCAATCCTCACAAAGACATGAGGTTCAACGTACTTCTTCTTTAAAGATGCTGCATTGTTTGTTGCTAAAAAGATATTACGTCCAGCATCTTTTAATCTTTTAATCATTCCTTCGATATGCATGTTATGTCCAGACCCTATAGTTTTCGTAAGCACATGGATTTTTTGGATCCAACTCTCTGTAGAATAAACTGTTGACATCTTTGAATGGTGTCCATTTTGT